CAAGATCAAGGGGTAAAGGGTGCAGACCCAAGTAAAGTAAAAGGGGGAGACAAAGCTATAAAAGGACAACAAGCTCCTAATAGTGATTATGAGTTTGGTAGTGGTAATATGCGAGGTACTTTTGATGACTTTGCAAAGAGTGTAGGAGACTGGGCAAAGAGACGTAACTTTAGATTAAGAGATGAGAAAGGTAGATTTGTTAGAGGTACATATGAGACAATAGGAAAGATTATAGCTGGAAACATATACAACAGAGGATTAAAGCCTAGTCTATTCTTTACTAATGCTTTTGAGAAAGCACAAAAGGATGTAAGCGGCAAACTAGAGAATGCCTTAAAACTAGATACAGAAAAAATGATTGAAATAAGCACAAAGAAATGAGTAAGATAAACGTAAGGAGTCCATACTACATATATCATAATGCTACAAACCTAAATAGTGTAACTATAGATGTATACATATACACTGGTACACAAGGCAGTAGACCTACTGATCCCACTTACTCCCTATCAACAAACGCAATAGATGATAAGGTTACGTTTGAGATTAGTGAGCTAGTTAAGGACTATTTTGACAATGACTTTAGTGGAGACTATCCTAGTGACAATTACTGGGTAGATTATCAACTGACTGAAATAATAAATGGAATAGAACAAACCCCTTTGACTATGCAGTTACTGACTGGGTTTTATGGATATGGATATTTTGAGGATGGAGTAAACCCACAAAACGATAGTGGACTATTACAAACCAATACAACTATAGTTAAGTTAGATGATGCTCCAGCAGTAATACCAGTAGATACGTCAAAGGCTACACAAGTAACTTACGAGCTGAACGGAGAGCAGATATACACCAAAGCTATTAGTAGCAGTAATGAGAATGACGAGCAAATAGAATACGTTACAAGCGGTGTAAATGGTGCTGATGAGTTTGAGGATAGGGTAATACAAGATGGGGGTACATTTGAGGATAGTGTATGCCTACAAGAATTTGTAGATGACTTTACGCTATTTGATTTTGATACTATTTATGTAGATACAGATGATGGTGTTATTAAGCTAACGGTACAAAATGTAGAGGAGTGTAAGTATCAGCCATATAAGGTAACCTTTATAAATAAGTTTGGAGCATTCCAGGATTTATGGTTTTTCTTAGTAAGCAAAGAAACGCTTAACACAAAAAAGGAAGAGTATAAGCGTAATACAGTAGTAGATGGTAGCTATGCAATAAACAAGCATCAGACTAAAATACTAACTAAGAATGGTAAAGAAAATCTAACCCTAAACACTGGTTACTATCCAGAGGAGTATAATGATGTATTTAAAGAGATGCAACTGAGTGAGGACTGTTGGATAGAGGTAGAGAGTCAAACACTACCCATAAACGTTAGTGGCTCTAACTTTGCATATAAGACTCATCTAAACGACAAGCTAATCAATTACACTATAGAGATAGATTACGCTTACGATACAATTAATAACATACGTTAATGCAGATAATAGAGCTATATATAAACAATACTAAGGTAGATCTGTTTGAGGATGAGAGTGTAAGCATCACAGATAGCATCCAAAACGTTAGGGATATAAGTAAAATATTTACTGCCTTTAGCCAACAGTTTAACCTACCCGCTTCAAAGACCAATAACAAGCTATTTAAACACTATTATAATTATGATATAGATAATGGGTTTGATGCGAGATATAAAGCAGATGCAGTTATAAAGTTAAACGGAGTAGATTACAAGAAAGGTAAAATAAGACTTAATACTGTTGATTTAAAAGACAACGCTCCGTACTCTTATAAGGTTGTTTTCTTTGGGGATACGATAGAGTTAAAAGAGTTGTTAGCGGAGTTAAAGCTAAAGGACTTGTCGTTTGATGAGAGTATGAACTTTATTTATAATTCTGCTAATGTTAAGAGTAGGTTTACTTCTACAACTGCTGATGATATAGTCGTGCCTTTGATTACCCACAGTAAGAGATTTGAGATAGCTAATGATAGCTTATTGAAGTCAATAAATGATGGTAATACATTATTAGATTATTTAGATTTGAAACCCGCTATAAAGGTTAAAAAGATTATAGATGCTATTGAAGCTGACAGTACAATAGGCATAACATTTAGTGGGGATTTCTTTAATAGTGAGGAATTTAATAATCTCTATCTGTGGTTACATAGGAACGAGGGCTATATATCTAACGCTGATGAGGGTGGGGGTATTAAGACAGTAATTAATAGAATACATTTAGTTGATAGTGAGAACTCTTGGGTCTATAACGCAACGGGTTCTGACCAAGATTTAAGACCTTTAGATTTTGCTTATTTACAAAACACTGGATTTTTCAGAGCAAGGTATGAGTTTACTTGGGATATACAAACCGCAAGTACAGACCCTTATACTATTATAGTATCAGACCCTAACGGTACTGTATTAGAGCAAGAATTTAGTAATGGTTCAGACCAAACTATAACTTGGGAAAGTCCTATTGTAGAACAAAACGATTTAAGTAGTCAATTACCTAACCCTTTAAATTATTTATGTAAGGTACAAAGCACCAACACATTTACAATGACCCAAACATTGACTGCAAGGTTACAAACAAGAACTACATTTAATCCAAGCTATACAACCGAACAAACTGCCAATTATGATGCATCTACTGATGATATAGAAAACAAATTCTATGTAGCTGATAATATGCCCGATATGAAAGTCTTTGATTTTCTTATAAATTTATTTAAGATGTTTAATCTAACGGTCTATAAAGAGGATGGTGTTCTTGTTGTAGAGCCATTAAATGACTTTTATAATTCTGGCAAAAGATATGATATTACTGAGTATGTAGATATGAGTCAGAGTAGTGTATCCAAGTTACTACAATTTAAAAACATAATATTTAATTTTAAATCTAAAGTAAGTCAGCTTGTACAGTTTTCAGACGAATTGCAAGGTATCCCTTTCTCAGAGGAGAGTTACGGAAACGACCAATGGGATGGTGGAGACTACAAAGTGGAATTAGACTTTGAAAAAATGATGTACGAGAGATTAACGGATACTCATCAAAACCCACAAGTACTAACCCCTATAACTCAAGGCACTATGTTAGATAAAAAACTTGAGCCAACAATAGGTAAGCCTTTGCTGTTATATTGCGTAAATACTGACCCCGATGATTATATAAAATGGAAAACCGATAATTCTATCCCTACTAATTATAAAAGACCATCACAGATATTTGAAAACGCAAGTAACAGAACATCCTTAAATTTCGGTTTAGAAAATGATGAGTTTTTTCTTCAACCTGTTGGCACTAATTTATTTGAAAATTATTATCAGGATTACGTTGTTGGTCTTTTTAGCCCAAAAGGCAGAAAGCTAAACATAAGTGCATATCTACCGCTACAAATTATATTGAGGTATAAGCTAAACGATAGATTTATAATAAATGGAAGAGCTTATAAAATAAACACTATAAAAACAAACTTACTAACCAATAAAAGCGATTTAGAGCTAATTACTGACTTAATAAGTGTTAGTGATTTAGAGAATGGTATTAACCCTAACGCTCCGAGAGTAGCTCAGCCAACAGTTACAACTAAAGACACAAGTAGCGTGACATTAAGTTGGGATGCGGTTAGTGGCGTTACGGGATATAAGCTATATATAGATGACTTATATGATCAAACCGTATTAGGTACTGCTCATAAGTTTAGTCCTTTAGAAAGTGGCATAACATACAAGTTGGGGGTACAAGCGAGTTATACAAATTTTGATGCACCGATTACAAACACAATAGAAACAACAGACTAATGATAAGAGATATATTAGAGGCTTTAGAGTACGATTTTAGAGGAGAGTACATAGACATAGCTAAAGGCAAATATAAGATGCCAGAGACTATAAAAGAGGGTATACAACAAATTAAGGAGGAGTTATGGCACAACAAGTAGAGTTAAATGTAGTAGCTAATACTAAACAAGCTGAAAAGGCTCTAGAGGGGTTAAATAAAAACCTAGAGCAAGTAGCTGAGGTCGGGGATAGAAACAGAGAGGGTTTTGAGCTACTTGACAAGGTTACTGGTGGATATGCTGGTAAAATCAAAGATTTAGCTGGTGGTATTCTGGGAGCAGTCAAAGGAGCTAAGAGTTTTGTAGGTGCTTTAAAAGGAGTAAAGGGAGCTTTATTAGCTACTGGTGTAGGTGCTTTGGTAGTGGCTTTAGGGACAATTATAGCTTACTGGGATGAGATTGTAGATTTGTTTGATAATGGCACTAAGGCTTTACAGAATCAAGAGAAAGAGCATAGAGACATACTAGCACAGACTGAGCAAGAGTTAGCAGTAGCGGAGAATAACCAAAGAATACTAGAGCTACAAGGTAAAAATACTGCTGCTATAGTAGAGGAAAAAAAGAAACTCATAAAACAACAAATGGCAGAGAATGATCTGCTAGTGGAGAATCTTAAAAACCAATTACAAATACTATTAGCTGAGAAAGAAAGATTCAAGCTATTTAGAGACAAAGAAGAGGAGGCAGAAGAGATAGCTAAGGTAGAAGAGAAAATTAATAAAGCTATACTTGATAGACAGAAGCTAGAGATTAATTTATTAAGCATAGAGAAAAAAGCTGATGACGATAAAAAGAAACAAGCTGAGGATGATAGAAAGAGAAGAGAGGATGCCAATAAAAAGAGAAAGGAAGACCAAGAGAAAGCAGATAAAGAAGAGGAGGAAGCTGAAAAAAAGAGACAAGATGCTCTAGAGAAAATCAGACAAGGGGAGATAGATACAGAGGATGAGAGAAGAGCAGAGGAGCTAAAAAAAGTACAAGACCACTATGCGGAGCTTATAGCTTTAGCTGAAACTTACGGACAAGATACCTCAGCTTTAATAGAAGCTCAAGCCACAAAAGAAAGAGAGCTACAAGATAAGTTTGATGATGAGGATAAGGCTAAGCAAGAACAAAAAGAGAAAGAGAAAAAAGAAAAACGAGAGAAAGAGCAAGAAGAGAAAATAGAACAATTAGAGCTTGATAGAGAGTTTGATAACTTAACCTTTGATGAGCAAAGAGCTATACTACAAGCTAGAGAGCAATTACTACTAGAGGATGAGACTTTAAATGAGGAGCAAAGAACTGACTTAGCTGATCAATTCTCAGAAGCTAGACAAAAGATAGCTGATGCTGAGTTTCAGGGTAAGATGGCTGCTGCACAAGGTTATGCTAGTGCATTGAGTGATGTCAGTGGTGTAATAGGTCAAGAGACCGCTGCTGGTAAAGCTATGGCTGCTGCTGCCTCTTTGATTAATACCTATGCATCTATTGCTGGGCAGTTGAAGGCGTTTTCTGGTGTACCAGTGCCAGGATATGCTATAGCTCAAGCTATTGCTACTGGTGCAGTAGGATTTGCTAATGTCAAAAAGATTCTATCTACTAAAGTACCTAACTCTGGAGGAGGCGGAGGAGGTGGTGCTAGTGTAGGCGGTGCTACTCCACAAGCTCCTAGCTTTAATATAGTAGGTGCTACTGAGACTAGCCAATTAGCTGAGGCAATAGGAGAGACCACACAAGAGCCAGTACAAGCGTATGTAGTAGCTAATGACGTTACTACTGCCCAGAGTCTAAACAATAACATAGTAGAGGGAGCTACCCTTTAACAAAATAGAAATTAATAACGTTATAATAGTATGAGAATCGTAGAACTTATTATAGAAGAGGAAGAGGATAGCTTATTTGCTGGTATAGATGCAATTAGTATTGTAGAGCATCCAGCTATAGAGGAAAACTTTGTGGCTCTTAACCAACAAAAGGAATATAAACTAGCAGAGGCGGATACAGATAAAAGATTATTGACTGGAGCTTTACTTATTCCCAATAAAACTATCTATAGAAAGGATGGAGAAGATGAGTATTATATTTATTTCACTAGAGAGACAGTAAGAAAAGCTAGTGAGATGTTTTTAATGAATGGCTACCAAAATAATTCTACTTTTGAGCATAGACTAGAGCTATCTGGTCTTAGTTTGGTAGAGTCTTGGATAGTAGAGGATGAGGTAAAGGATAAAAGTCAGATATACGATATGGACTTACCTATAGGAACTTGGGTAGGTACTATGAAAGTAACGAATGAGGAGGTCTGGCAAGATTTTGTAAAGACTGGTAAGGTAAAAGGCTTCTCAATAGAGGGGTACTTTGTGGAGAAGAGCAAAAAAGAAGAGCTTAGCAAAGAGATAGAGGCTGGTTTAGAGCTACTTAAAATAAAACAGATGATCCTAGAGGCAGAAATGAAGCTAGAGTCATACAGTGACTATCCAGACAGTGCTAGTAACAACGCTAAACGAGCTTTAGAGTGGGTAGAGAAAAATGGATGGGGTAGTTGTGGAGAGGCAACTGGCAAAAAAAGAGCCTCGCAAATCGCAAACAAAGAGCCTTTGAGCCGAGATACGATTTCTAGAATGGCTAGTTACAAAAGACATCAACAAAATAAGGATGTACCATACTCTGAGGGATGTGGTGGATTAATGTGGGATGCTTGGGGAGGTACTTCTGGTATTGAGTGGGCAATTAACAAACTAAAAAAGCTAGACAATGAGAAAAACTAAGTACGAAAAAACCCCTAGTAGAACAAGTCCTAGAAACAGTAAGAGAGGATGTCTATGTAAAGATAATACCTATGACAGAAAGTGTTGTGATGGTAGCTTACTAGCACAAGGGATAGGTAGAGGATAAAAATGCAAAAAAAATTATAGGTACGTTATATTATAAAATTCCAGCTATGACTATACAAGAAAGAATATTCGCACAGCTATCTAAGAATAGTAAAAAGAAGTTAAGTAAGCAGAGGGTATCATTAAGAGCAATTAAAGATGATATTGATTTTTATATAAATTCTATCCAAGAGCCTAAACAAAAAGCTGAGCAAATTGTATCAGATATGGAACGATTAGGAGGAGAAATGCAAAAAATACTTTCTGAGATTCAAACTTTGATACCAGAAGCTAAGGCTACTTTGGAATTAGGATATAGACATACTGAGGAAATTGATGATTTAATAGAAAAAACTAAACAAGGTGCTGAATTATTAGGTATTGATCCATCAGAAATAGGTCGTTTCACTGAATTAGAAGAGATAGCAGAAGAAGATTTTTTCTATTTTAAAATTATAGAAGATGCTTGGTGGGAGAATATAAACTACTATACAAGCGAGTTATCAGAAAGCGAAGATTTATTTAAATAATATGACCACTAAAAATACAGTATTTAGTAGATTATTTGGTAAACAGTTTAGGTCAGAGCTATCAGCTTCTGATGACATACAGACTGCTATTGATGAGATTAATGCTTTAGATTTAGATAGTGGACTTAGTGAAATTAGAGATAGTCAGTCAGAGTTTAATAGAGTAATATCTGATGCTCAGAGTATAGCTAGAGATTTTTTAGCCAAGTTTGATGCTTTAGAGGATACTATAAATATCTATAGAGACTCTAGGGATAAGTTAGATCAAGCCTTAGTATCTTTTGATGGTATGGCCTCAGACTTAGGGATTGACCCAGAGCAAAGCGAATCATACAGAAGAGGACAAGAGGCTTTTACTGATGCAGAAAATAAAGCTACTGACATAACACAATTACAAAACGAACTTTTTGAGCTATACGAATTAGCTAACGAATTAAACAGATAATTATGAATACAAAAAAAACAGTATTTAGCAGAATGGCTAAGGCTATGCCTAAGAAACAAGTTAAGCTAACTGCTATTAAAACAATAGAGGATAATATAGACTCTTTTATCGAAGCTGAGTCTGATGCTAGTTATTTAGCTTATGAGTTAGGAGATGAGCTTATAGGTAAAATAGAAGAGTATAGGTCTGAGATAGGTCAAATAGATGACTTTATAATAAATGGAACAGCTAGAGATTTACCAGAATATGCAGAAAATATTTTAGAGGCAATATATGAGATAGAAGATAAAAGTGCTGAATTAGGAGTAGATCCCAATGATATAGTAGATTTGCCTATGGAGTTTGGTAGTTTAGATGAGTTAAAAGGTAGAGTAATATCTGCATCAGATAGTTTATTTAAAGAAGCTGAGGCTAAGTATAGAGAGGTTGTAGAATATTCTGGCTTTCTAAATAACTTTTGGAATTAATTAATAAATAAATAAATATGAAAACAACAGAGATGTTATCAAAGATTAAAGCTCTATTGAATGCTAATGTTAAGTTAGCTCAAATGACTTTAGACAATGGTACTATTATCGAGGCTGAGTCTTTTGAGGCTGGGCAGTCTGTTTTTATTGTTACTGATGATGAGAGAGTAGCACTTCCTATCGGAGAATACAAGCTAGAGAACGGACAGTCTCTAATTGTAGAGGAAGAGGGTATTATAGCTTCAATTACAGAGGCAGAAGCTCCAGCAGAAGAGGTAGTAGTAGAGGCAGAAGATGAGATTATTGAAACCGAAGTACCAGAGGAAGTAGCTTCTGAGGTAGAGGCTATTGTAGAGGCAGTAGTGGAGGTTATAGCTCCAGCTATTGAGGAAGTTAAGGAAGAGCTAAAGAAACTCAAAAAGAAATTTGAGGAATCTTACGAGAAAAAAGAAGAGAAAGAGGAGAAAAAAGAGGAGATGTCTAAGAGATTTAAGCATAGTCCTGAAAGAAAATCCTCTAAAAAACAAGAGATTAAATTCTCTACAAACAGAAACGAAACGACTCTAGATAGAGTATTAAGACAAATAAATAAATAAAAAAATGAGAAAAAGATTTAATTTTGCTGATGCGGATAATTCAATGAAAGATCCGATCACTACAACTTACGCTGGGGAATTTGCTGGTAAGTATATTTCTGCAGCTTTATTGAGTGGTAAGACTCTTAACGATGGAGCTATCACTATTAAGCCTAATGTAAAGTACAAAGAGGTAGTTAAAAAATTAGACGTAGGAAGTATTATTGCTAATGCTACTTGTGATTTTGATTTTGATGCTGATACTTTAGAATTAACTGAGAGAATCCTCCAGCCAGAGGAATTTCAAGTAAACTTGCAACTTTGTAAGAAAGATTACCGTTCAGATTGGGAAGCTATTTCTATGGGTATGTCTACATTTGACAACTTACCTCCAGCTTTCTCTGATTATCTAATCGGACAAGTAGCTGCTAAAGTAGCTGAGAAAACTGAGCAAAATATTTGGGGTGGAGTAAATGCTAATCCTGGAGAATTTGATGGATTCACAGTACTTATGGCTGCTGATGCTGATGTAAATGATGCTGCTAATGATTCTGAGACTTCTTTTGACTCTGGAAACATCGTAAGTCTGTTAGGAAACGTAGTAGATTCTATCCCTTCTGCCGTATATGGTAAAGAGGATTTGACTATCTATGTGCCTACTGTAGCTTTACAAGCGTATGTACGAGCTTTAGGCGGATTTGGAGCTTCTGGATTAGGAGCTGCTGGTACAGACAACAAAGGATCACAATGGTATAATATGGGTAATGCTTTAGCTTTTGAGGGTATCAAAATTCAGCACTGTCCAGGAATGCCATCTGACCATATTGTAGCTGCTGAGGCTTCTAACTTGTATTTCGGTACTTCTTTATTAAGTGACCATCAAGAGGTACGCTTAGTAGATACCAGTGCAGTTTTAGGAGACCAAAATGTAAGAGTCGTTATGCGATTCAATGCTGGAATCCAATACGGAATTGGCTCAGATTGTACTTTGCTTACTTTAGCATAATAATAGTAGTTTAACATATTAAGAGGGTGGGTTGGAATAGTCTTACCTACCCTTTTTCTTTAAAAATAATAATAATATGGCTTGTAATTTAACAACTGGTCGTTCTTTATCTTGTAATGATAGCGTAGGAGGCATTAAGTCTGTATACTTTGCTGAGTATGGTACTATGGGAGATTTAACTGTCACTGCTGGAGAGGTTACTACTTTTGGTGGTACTCCAGACTTCTATGAGTTTGAGGTAAGAGGAGGAAACTCTAGCCTTGAGCAGACTATCACTGGGTCAAGAGAGAACGGAACAGTATTTTATGATCAAACCCTTAACTTGACTTTGCAAAAATTAGATTTGCTTACTCAAGAAGAGGTAGTAAAAATAGCTAAAGCTAGACCTCACGTTGTAGTTAAGACTTTCAATGATGAGTATTTAATGATTGGAGCAGTACACGGAGCGGATTTAACTGCTGGTACTATCGTAACTGGAGCAGCTATGGGAGACCTTACTGGATTTACGCTTACATTAGCTGGACAAGAAACACTACCAGCTTACTTTGTAGATGGAACTGCTTTTGAGGCATTAATTTCTGATACACAAATAGCTCCGTAATTTTTAGTTAGTGTTATATTTAATAAGGGGGTGCTTTAGGGCATCCCTTTTTTTATGTACAAAAACTATTTTCTATACGTTATATTAGTATGAAGATTATAGGGACTAGTGGAACAAAAACCTTAAAGGTAATTCCTAGACAGTATGTAGATGGTCAAGTAACTCTTAAGCTTAGAAATGAAAGCACTAAGGGTATTACTACTGTATCAGCTACTGCTACAACAGACCACGATTATATGAGTATAAATGCAGTATTCGGTACACTTAAAAAAGATGTGTACTATACGCTAGATGTACTATTATTTGGTACAGATACAGTCATATATAAGGATAAGTTATTCTGCACAGATCAGACAATAAATCAGTCCAATAATGACTATTATACTATAAATGAGAATGAGTACACTACAGAGGATAGTTACGATAACGATTATATAATTATATGAGCATAAAAATTGTAAACTTAAGCACCTACACTACTCCAGAGATAAAGGAGTACAAAAATAAGGAGTGGGTGTCGTACGGAGCTGATAACAACTACTACCAGTATCTTATAGACCGCTATAATGGAAGTCCAACAAACAACGCTTCTATAAATGGGATTAGCCAATTAATATTTGGTAAAGGTATAGATGCTACAGACAGTAGCCAAAAACCTAATGAGTATGCACAAATGAAGTCTCTATTAAAGGACTCTTGTGTTAGAAAGCTATGCTATGATCTTAAACTTATGGGTCAGTGTGCTATGCAAGTAATATATAACTCTAACCACACTAAAATAGTAGAGGTAGCTCACTTCCCTATAGAAACTCTAAGGGTAGGTAAAGCTAATGAAGAGGGAGAAATAGACTCTTATTATTATATGGCTGATTGGTCAGAGGCTAAGCCTAATGATGAGCCAGAGAGATTTAGTGCTTTTGGTACTTCTAGTGATGAGATAGAGATTTATTGTGTAAAGCCTTATAGAGCTGGTTTTTATTACTACAGTCCAGTAGATTATCAGGGTGGTTTACAGTATGCAGAATTAGAAGAGGAGATAGCTAACTACCATCTTAACAATATTATGAATGGTCTCAGTCCATCTATGATGATTTCGTTTAATAATGGAGTCCCAGATGAGGAGGCACAAGAGGAGATAGAGAGAAAGATTAGAAACAAATTCTCAGGAAGCTCTAACAGTGGTAAGTTTATCCTAGCTTTTAATGACTCTAAAGAAAATGAAGCTTCTATAGAGCCAGTACAATTAAGTGATGCTCATCAACAGTATCAGTTTTTAAGTGAGGAGTCAATGCAAAAAGTAATGGTATCTCACAGAATAATCTCTCCTATGTTATTAGGAATTAAAGATAAGACTGGTTTAGGTAATAATGCCGATGAGTTAAAGACTGCTAGTATTCTAATGGATAATACTGTAATAAAGCCGTTTCAAGATCTTTTATTGGGTGCGTTTGATGATATACTAGCCTTTAACGAGATAGTGCTTAATTTATACTTTAAAACGCTTCAACCGCTTGAATTTACTGACCTAGAGAATGCTACTACAAAAGAACAAGTAGAAGAGGAGACTGGTCAGAAGTTAAGTACACATCTAAAAAAGCCTTGCTGGGATGGATATGAGCAGATAGGTACAAAGATAAAAGATGGTAAAGAAGTGCCTAACTGTGTACCCTTAGAGGATATTAATAGAATGAAAGAGGATTTGTATGATGCTCTAGAAAATATAGAAGATGAGGACTTGTCAGACTATGAGCTGATTGATGAGAGACCAGCTAATGAGTATGATGACTTAATACATAAAACTCTAAAGTTTGCTAGTGTTGTTTCTAGTAGTCCTAATAAGGTAAGTGAGCAAGATACTAGTATTTTAAAGATTAGATACAAATATACTGCTGGTAGAAGTACTGCTGGAAAGAGTAGAGATTTTTGTCAAAAGATGCTATCAGCTAATAAAGTATATAGAAAGGAAGATTTAGATAGCTCTGATCCTAATTATAACGGAAACGCTAATAATGTTAATGAGGGGTTTGGTTTAGATGGTGCAGATAATTATAACGTATGGTTATATAAGGGCGGAGTTAATTGCTCACACTACTGGATGAGACAAACCTATCTAAGAAAAAATAATGAAAGAATATCTGTAGGAGAAGCTAGAGCTAAAATAGCTGAGTTAGACCCTAGTCTTAGAAGTGAGGCTAAAATACCTACTAATGAGCCAGAGGTTGCACAGATAGCCTCTGCTAGAAATAACTATTGGAGAAAATAATATGGCTACAGTACTATTTATAAAAAGATCAGACATAGTAAAAAACAGTATCATTGATGGAGCAGTAGATACGGATAAGTTTATATTTTTTATACGAATTGCTCAAGAGATGCACGTTCAGAATTACTTAGGAACAAAGCTATACGATAAAATCACTAATGATATAGTCACTGATAGCTTAACTGGAGATTATCTAAACATAGTAAATGAGTATATCCAGCCAATGCTTATACATTTCGCTATGGTAGATTACTTACCCTTTGCGAGTTTTGAGCTAAAAAATGGTGGATTAGTAAAGCATACTTCTGAGAATAGCCAGAACGCTACAAAGGAAGAGGTAGATTTTCTAGTACAAAGACATAGGAATTTTGCAGACTTCTATACCAGGAGGTTTATAGATTATATGAGCTTTAATACTAATTTATTCCCAGAGTACAACTCTAATGTCAATGATGATATGTACCCAGATAAGGATGCTAATTTTGTAGGAATTTTACTATAGTATGGAATATAGGATAAAGAAAAAAAATTTAAGTAAGATCATTAAGTATTTAAAGAAAAAAGATGTCAAAACCAACATTAGCACTAATACCAAGCGGATATAAAGGAGGTACAGTATATTCTATTCTACCTAATGATGGCACACAAGATTTTAGTCTTGATAGGGATACAGTAGGCACAAGAGTACGCAAGGATGGTCTTATTGAGGAAGTCGTAGCTGATACACCAAGATTAGACTATACAAATAGTGATTGTCCCGCTATGTTAAGAGAATGTCAAAGAACAAATCTTATAACGTATTCAGAAGATTTTAGTGGTAGCAGTTGGTTAAAGCAAAGTGGAGGTACAGGTACAGACCCTGTTATAACTTCTAATAATGCAATATCCCCCGATGGAACGCAAAATGCTGATAAGGTTGTATTTAACAAAGGTACAGGTACAACTACTTCGGATTTAAGTATATTGTCAACATCTTTTACTTCTCAATCTAATACTGCAAGTTTTTATATAAAGGCAGATACCCCTCAAAGAATTGTTGTAAGAAATTCAAGCACTTGGTTAGGATATGATATCGGAACAGAATGGACAAGAATTGAAAAAACAGATACAGGCGGAAGTTTACAAATAGGGTTGAGAGATGGTTATGGTATTGCAGATGTACCAAACACAGCTACTGTTTATTTATGGGGCGCTCAATTAGAACAAGGAGTAGGAAGCACAAGTTATATAAAAACAGAGGGAACAATTCAAACAAGAGATTTAGACAATTTAGAAT